CAGTACCACCAGCATAATTACCAAGTTGATCTACTCTTTCATCAACAATATAAACAGATGGAACGTCTTGATATCCACCACCACCATCTAAAAGTTCAATATTCGTTACTCTTCCATCACCATCAACCTTTGTTTGTAAAATCTGAGCACCAACTGGATCTACAACGGCAATTCTAGGAACACCGACATATCCCTGACCAGCATTTAGTACATTAACACTTGTAATTCTACCATCAGTTAAAACTGCTTGTAATGATGCTTTAATACCATTTTCTTCAGTTGGAGGGTCAACATATATTGTTGGAACAGTTGTATATCCAATACCACCAGAAGTTACAGTAACAGAACTAATAGTTCCATTAGACATTACTGGATCGGCAAGTTTACCACCTCCAGGTTGTCTAAAAGTAAGTCTTGGTGTAAATGTATATCCACTACCAGAATTAACGATTTCTAGTCCACTAACAGCACCATTAGTAACAGTTGCCTTAATAGTTGCTGTTGTAGAACCTGGTTTTGTAGGTGCTTGAACATCTACTAAAGGTGGATTTGAATCACTATATCCATATCCACCATCTAGAAGAGATACACTCTTGATACCATTAACCAATGCAGTAGCAGATGCACCTGTACCTTCTTCAGCATTAATTGATACCTTTGGAGGATACTCAAACCTATAATTAGATCCAAAATTACTAGTAGTAACACCAGTTAAAGATCCAGCATCATCAATTCTAGCATAACCTACAGCACCTGTACCGAAAGATGGAATTGGTGCTTCAATAGAGAATAATGATAAGAATCTACCATTTAAAGGTGTCTCTTTAAATATAAACTGATCACCATCAATATAAAAATCTATTTTTGGAATTAATAACTGTTTATCGTAAATAGCAAGAACATACTCATCAATAATTGGTTCATACCTAACACCGTTACGTGTCATAGTAAATTGACGTTTACCCTCACCAAAACTATTAGATAGGTTATCAATAGGTTGTATAATACTCTCAACAAAACCACTCAAATATGTAATATAAGTACCTGATGTATCATCAGCATCCAATTTCTGTCTAGGTGCTTCAGTAAATACAATATCAGTACCATCTATTTCATAATCAATACCTGGAATTTGCAAAACACCGTAATTTTGCACTATTAAATGCTGTGCAGAAGGTGGTGCAATTGGATTATTCTGTGAAATTAATGAAAATCTTCTCTGAACACCATCAAACAAACTTAAAGGACTTGCAAGACCTGTCCACTTTAATTTTACTTGCTCATAAGAAATACCTGGAGTAAGAGATATATTTGGAGAAGCAGTTGTTTTTTCGTAATAAATTACCTCATCACCAATCAAAACAGATCCATTTTTCTCCAAAAATGAATCAACACTCTCTACAACAATAGTATCATCAGTTATCGTAACAGGTTCTACAACTTTAGTGGCACCATCAAGAATTCCTATATCAAGTTTATCAATATCAAGATATTGGAGGAAGTTATTTAATAAATTTTGCCCTAATCCAGTCTTCTCCTGAGATCTATAATAATATTCAATGAATTTATTAAAGAGAGGATACTCTTGCTCGACAAAAGCTGGAGTCTGAGTAGAGACTTGTTGAGATACTTTATTGATATTTGCCATCTAATTTAAAAACAACTAGAAGTGAGTGAACCTGTATTGGTGATTGTTGATACTTCTACTAAAGTAGGAGATTGATTAAAGACCGTTGGTGTCAAACTATTTAGAGGTACAGTAGGAGGAGGTGTTGTTCCTGTTGGTGCTACTGTTACTTCTGGATTGACAACATTTATAATAGTTCCAGGTGTTGATGCTGGAATTGTAGAACTGTTTGAAGGTATAAACAGAGTTGGTAACTGTAAATCTGTTGGTAATAGAGAAGGGTCAATGACACTTCCAACACCAGTTACAGCGTCTGTAAGGTTCAAATTAGTAGATGTTGGTATGTTATTACCAGCACCAACAATATTGATTGGACCTACACAGATTTCACCAGTATCATAGTTTATAGATCCTGCATTCTCATTCGTATAAACTTTCTTATTTCCAGTATTATAGAATGTTCTTAGATTTCCGAAACCGTCATCTTCAAATTGTTGATCTATACCAGGTCTATCTGCTGTTCTAAAGTTACCAGATAAAATAACAGGTTCTTTCTTACAAACACTTGAAGTTGATGATGCTGCTCCAGTATTACTTGGGGCACTATTGTATAAAGAAGATCCAGTTGATATACAATAAGTATTAGTTTGATTTGTTTGAGGTTTAATATACTTTAATAGTGAAGTCTGAACAGAAACATCAGTAATAGCTCTATCAGACAAAGTAATTGCCTTTTGGAATTGTTGATTTCTAAAGGTAGAGTTAAAGTTATTGATCTGTGTTTGTGTTGCCCAATTACCAACTGCAGATTGAATATTACTCTTAATTGCAGATGTATTGCTAGTTACTCCAGTATCATAAAGAGCAAACACTTTAGGATAAACAAATAACTCATCTGGGTCAATAACTACTGGATCAATAGATGCCATAGCATAACTTCTAAGATCTGCAGCAATTGTTTTCTTTGTTGCATCATTCAAAGAAGATCCAGTCTTTGTTTTAACTGCTATGTAAACTTTACCGTAAATAGGTGGATTTAATGAGTCACCACCATAAGCAATAACAGAATCTGCATTAGAATAAATCTTTTTAGTAATTACAGCATAATCTTGTGCTGTAACTGCTCTATATTGGGAAGAATAGTATCTAGGAGCCATATACTTGATAGACTCTACAGATTCTGGAGTAGTACCAAGTTGAGATCTCTCTTTAACGTGTAATTTAACGTCAGAAACGTTATATGATATACCCAAACTATCAATAAGATCTCCAGTATATGAAAAGTCACTAACCTCATTAGCTTCCGAACCAGAAGTAACCAAGTATTCTAAATTAATAACCTCACCATCTTTAACCTTTCTACCAACGCTATCATCACCAAATCTAACCTCATATCTCATATCCTCTCCTTCAGAAAGGAAGAATACCCTTGTATTGGCAGTTAAATTGGTAACTGTATCAACCAAGTTATAAACATCAGATGTAGTAGAAGATTCGTTGGGTTTAACTGTAACATTTAAAGTTGTTACATCAGCATCTTGAGTAGGAATTTTATAAGTCTGTGATTGGAATGTATTCACCAAATACTCATAATTCATAATAGATCCTTCACTAACTGCCAAATTATCAAATTCAGCAGCACCAGTTGTGGTATTGACTTCTACAGTAGTATCTGCCATAATGTTCCAAACAAAATTACCACCAGTAGCTACAGCACCTTTCTTCAAGGTGACACTACTAGGGTATGATCCATTAGTTTGTGTTGTTTGGACATTTAATTTTAAACAAGCCTTAGATGCAACAATAGATCTAGGAACATAATTTAATAACTTTGCAATATTAACTATATTATCTCTAACAGTAGCAGAAGGCAAAAATGCCTCATTCATTGCCATATTAGCATTGAATGCGGTATAATATGTGTTATATGCCAACGTATCAATCAAATATGATAATGCAGACCCTTCAAAATCATAATCACTAAATTCATTCCTAGTTCTTAAGTAGGATTTGATAGACGATTTTATATCATTAAAATCTAATGCTGTTAAATTATTCGGTTGCATTATTCAGGTCTCTGTAGGACAAACTTGACTTCTTCAACAATAGGTATACCAACAACTTGGTATACTATAGTAACAGCGAGTTTTGAATTTTCTCCATAAGGAGTGACCGTTACTGATCTCAACTGTACTCTTTTCTCATACTGATTAATTGTATTTATTATTTCATCCTTAATTGTGTCTGCTGTGAATCCATCTAAAGGTTCAAACAACATAGCATTTACTTGACACCCCACATTTTTATTAAATGGAATCTCACCAGGTGAAGTCATCACCAAATTCCTCAAAGCTTGTCTAATAGAATTGTCGTTTTTAACTATAGAAACATCATTGGTGAAAGGATTTCTACCAAATGCCATTCCAATATCTTTAAAAGATCTTGATTTATTGGCAGCCAAATCTGCACTAGTTAATCTTTTTAACGCCATTAAACTTCATAAAAGGTGTATTTCAGAAAAAGTTCCTTCATAGGGTCAATATCCTCTAATACAGTTATGAAATACCTGTGAGGTTCATATTCATACTTCGCACAATTAGGATGGTCACTATGGTTTATAAAACCGCCTAGTGGTGTCCTTATAATCTCTTCACCTAATATAATATGGGATAAACCTAAAACAGTTCCAGATTCAAGAGGTCTTCTTGTAAATATCCCTTGACCAGCAATAGGACTATCCGCTATGAATAATCCGTCTGGTAATGCCCTATAAGTCACAATATCATTACTAATCTTCTATTATTTATCGGGTTTTCACTAACTTTTAACCGCCAGTGATATAACCCCATAAAACTTTCCATAATGACTTACCAGCATCTCCTTGAATTTCATCAAAAAGGTACATATTAAGACGAAAAGCGTAATTTGCCTCATTAATTAGATTATTTGTGTCGTGTTCATTTATATCCAAAGAATCTAAATCAGCACGATATTCTTCTTTAAACTTTTTAGCATCAGGTACTCTAGGAAACTCATAAAACAGCAAACCTGATCCTTTAGCTGGTTGTAATGCTTTCTGAGCAATATTTTTAAGAATTTGCCCACCAGATAGATCACCAATGTACCTAGTATAGTGATGTGCTATCAATAGATATGGATCTTTCTCTGCTATCTCATTAATTCTATAACAGTAAGTATTACATGCTTCTGAAGGTATTTGCTTCTCTCTCCACATAGGACCATAATAATACCTAAGATCTTGTTCAAGAAAAGCAGTACGATTTAATATTGGTTGATACTTATGTAAGACTGTAGCAAGAGGATCTTTAGTTTCCTTTATCCTTTGCTCCATTGTATCGTAAACATACCAAAAATTAGTAAGTAACTTACGGTATTCTTCTTCATTCACAACACCTTTAAGAAAACCTCTAACAAATTTAGTATTTTCTGCTGCGGAATGTGATTTTTTAGTTCCTTCCTTTAATTGTTTGGAAAGTGGTAGTACTTCAGGTAATGTCATGAGTAGAAATAATGTTAGGTTTGTCAGTTAAAAAAAGATTACCAGATAATGCAATCCGACCAATAGAATGATTAGGTGGGACTGTATGATATAGTTTGCTATCAAAGATAACAACATTTCCTGGTTTAGGTTCAAATTTAAGACCAGAATCTCTAAAGATTAGTGGTGCAGAACCATCTGGTACATGGACATAGTAAGCAAAGGAATAACTTCCCATTGAATGATTATGCCAATCAATTCTATCACCATCATTTATATAATTTACACCCCACATTTCCGCAAACTTTCTAGTTTCTTTACCTTCAAAGTCTTCGTCAATCCGTTTTCCTATCCATCTAATAAGAGCCAATGCCTCACTAGATCTTTGGTGTAAATTCCATTCAGTCATAAGACAAGTGGCTTCACTAGGTTTTCCTAGTTCCTTATCATTACATCCCAATACAAGGGATTTTAAGATAGGATTAACCTCTTCCGCTAACGGATAAGTATATTCCTTAATCATATTTCGGATGGCATAACCCTACTACTATCTAAAGCAATATTACCAGAAATGCTAATTCTATCTTCTTTACAATTATAATACGGATGTACTGCATGTTTTAACTCAGAGGGGAATAATAACATAGTACCTTCATACGCAGGTGATAAATTATACCCAGTTGACTTAATTTTACCTAAAAGATCCAAATAATAGAACTCAAAGGCAGAAATTAACTTATGATTAGAGTTAGCAGCAATTGGATTTTGATTTTGCTCATGAAAATCCGTTGGGATTTTTAACCATATAACAAAACTCCAAACACCGTAATGTTCGTGTGGAGGTTGAAATTCATTCTCTTTTTGATAATTAACCCACCAAGTATTAAGATGATACGGATGTTTTAAACTAACAGGAGTATTATGTCCAATATTATCAAATTCTTGTTGGTATCTAGTAATTAAAGGATCTACAACATTAATAAAAAACCAATCATCTTTATCTTTTAATTCCCAACTTTGGTCAATAATACCAGCTAAAGTTGGTTTTGCGTCTTTTACACCCTTTGCTTCCGCTACACGTTCCCAAATAAACTCTAATTGAGGTGGTTGGAGCTTAGTTTCTAACCATCCAAGATTATGTGGCCTTATAACCAATATATCTCCTAGTTTACAAGCTCCTTCACGCCTTCCAGAAATCATACTGGCACGACCATCATCTTCCCCAAGTCTATCAATGGTAGTTTCTATGATGGGTGGTAATTGACTAGGAGAAGATGGTGAATCCACCTTCCCTATCATTCTTACCATTAACCTTGCCCCCTATACTTCTTTTTTGCCTTATTCCTTGAGGTGGCACTTAGTATAGTGTTTTGACTTCTACCTTGACGGGACTTTTTAGGTTTTGCAGGAACATAATTCCCGCTATCGTTCCATGCTCCTGATGATTTTGCCATAATTAAATTCCAATGTATACATTTGAACTACTACCTGCAATTACTGATTTGCAAGGATATTCAGTAGTTCCGTTTCCTAGTGGATCTCCAACCCTTGCTACATACTTACCATTAATTTTAACGGACTTTGATGTAGCAAATGCTTTACGTTTATGCCCCACAGAGGGTTCACGTCCAGCATTAGTTCCAACAGTACAGTGCCACGCAGGTGATTCTTCCGTATGTGAACAATTTTCACTAGAAGATTTCGTAGTATGCGTAGTGTGTGTTGGATGAGGGATAAGTTCATCTCCATCTAATATAGGTATTTTACCATTAATTACGATAGTTGACAACTGTGTTCCTGAATCAGGAAGTTGTGGAGTTGGTTCCCACCAAGTTGTAGGATCCATCTCATCAACAGTTTTTGGTACTATATTAGGGTCAGTTGCTGAGTGTGGACAATTAGAAAGAGTTCCACCTCCAAATCCTGGGTGATGTATAGAACCAAGACCAGTACCGTGTCCAGTACAAGATCCTGTATATACCGCTATTGCCTGTGTACTCATGGTAGATATTCTCCAACATTATAGGGGTTACCGTGTGCCTCAATAGCATCACTCCATACATTAGCAGATTTTGTTAATGAATTCCACATAGGTAATACACCTGTGGCATTCCAAGTTTTACAACCAGATCCAAGTAACGGAGACATACTATATGTAGTCACGGTATTTCCGCTAGTGTTATCAACATTTCCTGTATTAGGTGGACTACAACCAATATGTCCACATCCAAAATCTTCTGGTACACATTTTAACGTAACTGTGATATTAACCTTCTTTCTTCTATCCGCACGATACTGTCTCATAGGATATTTTGTGTATGTTGACGCATGAGGAAGACTACTAAAACGTCCCTGTGCGGATTCTACCAATCTTTCTCTGTTTATAGCGTATTCTCTAACATCATCTTGCGAAATATCCTGTAAATCTTGCGTTCTTAACGCTTGATTCCGTTCTTTTTCCTCTAAAACGAGATTTTTCCAAAATGCATCCAAATCACTGTTTTTTAAGTAGTCTAAATTGTATTTTACCATTACAATGGGGTTCATTGGGTCTACAACAGGGAAATGATATAGTGCTTGAGGTATATTTTGCACTCTATTAATGTCTGGATCCTGTTTTACGTCAATATTTGGTACGGTATCATAACTTACTTGCTCACTTTCCTCATTTTCATAGCATAAAACGACTTTATCTAACATTTCTGAGGTTACACCACCAGGTAATGAGTCTATTAATCCTTGTGTATATGCAAGATCACCAGCATCATACGCATCAAAAGGTATTACTGTGGTCTCTTGCTTAAATACATTCCTTACATACACCTTCGGAGGGTTTGCAGAAGAGTATCCTGTGCCTCCCAGGTCAACTTTAATGGCAGTCATTACTCCATTTACGAATTCTGCCTTACAAGTCGCCTGTGCCCCTGTATTGAGGTATGGTGGAGTAATGATAACTTCGGGTTGTCTACCGTACTGATCCCATCCACCACCTCCATCAATCAACGTTAAATCGGTAACTATGCCATTTGTGACTGTTGCAATAACAGCAGGTTGTGTAAGTATGTTAAAAGTGTCTGGAGCATTAGAATCGAAGTCAATTGTCTCATATTGGACGGATTTATCCAAAAATTCGTAAAATCCGACTAAAATTGCCCTATTTTGCACCATCCAGCCCGCTTTTACGGTAATTTGGTGACTTCTTGAGCTAGTATATTGGGTTTCTTTAGTAAAACTGCTCCCATTTCCATCAATATAGGCAATATGGTACGGAAAATTGTCTAAATCTGTGTGAAAAACACGTGTAATTGTGTGTCCATTTATAGTATCTCCAGCTCTTAATACATCAAACCCAGGTTGCCCTTGTGTTGCTTGATAAGGTTCTACCGCCTTTACTCTTAAGTTTAAATTTAATACGGTAGTACTATTATCAGGTAAGGTATGTGTATACTCTAATGTAAACGTTTGATTGGTAGAATAACCAGTTCCAGGTGCTAAGATCTCTGTTATAGTCCACGAAGTACCTGAAAAAGTCGTGGTCGCCCCACTATCGTCATATACTGCTTTAATTTGTGCCTTAATTCTAAACCCTGTGGATGCTCCTGAGTCTAATTCAAAGATATGGAAGTCATTAAACGATTCGTCGCCAGCCTGGTAAGGGTTATCTCCACTAATATACTCAGTTGGTATAGATTCATTACCATTCCATACGTCAGTCCACGTGGTTCCGTCGTCAGAGACCTCAAAATCAGAGACTCCATTAGGTAATGTGGTTGAAAGGGAGTCATAACTAAATGCAATCTTCTTACTGAGGGTTCCAATAGCAAATAGAGTAGGATGAGGGCAATCAGGGTCAGAACAACCGCATTCCTGAGTACCATCGTCTACCGTGTAAGATATTGTGGTCGTCGCTGGGCTGCAGGTAAATGAACCACAAGGATAACAAGTATCCGTAGATGATGAAGCACCAGTCTGTGTATTAGTTACAGTCTCTGTCTCAATATGATAGCAAGGTGTTCCTACTACTCCTGCATCATTAGTAGTATCGTAGATATATGAAAACCACGTATCAGCAAACCCATAATCAAAAGATAACTCGTTGGGGTAGTAATCAAAATATAATGTCTCACCACAAGCAGATTTGGTATACTTACCACAGTTTGCAACACTGCTTGAACTCAATCCGAGTGAATCATACATAATTGCCTTTCCATCCCTTCCAGGGACGTTATAGGCACCTGCTCGTATGATATTCTCAGGATACTCACGAAACTCTACTAATGCTACTCCTTCACCTGTACCAGGTTCAAATCTTTCGCACGAAGTCGAACTGCAATCGTTTTCTGGACTACATCCCATTAGTAGTTACACCTCCAAGTGACTATTTATAGGATGCCTCTGCGTTACCTTCTCCTAACTTATATTCAGTGGGTACATTATACTTAAATGTACCTGCATTACCACCAATCTCTACATTCTTCTGATATGATTGTTTAACAAACTCATTAATAGAAAGATACTGAGTAAATGTCCACATTCCTCTACCTTTCTCCATTATAAGAGGTGTAATCTCGTGAGCAACAAATGATGGAAATAAGACTATTCTATTGCTAATTGTCTCTACACCTACCTCATAGTCAGGAAATATTAATTCACCGCCTGTGAACGTCTTAGGATCGTCATACAGAAAGATTATAGCAGTAACTATACTAGCATCTTTATGTGTATTCCATTGATCTCCATCTTTATATAAAGATGCTATAGTTGTATCCCTATCACACTCAAAATCTTTAAAGTAAAAAGAGTTGGAACTTTTTAATAATGCACCACCACCTGATAATATTTTCCTTGTACATTGTAATATTGCAGACTCAGTACGTTTTCCTTCATAAAGAGTATCTAATCCAACAGACTTTACCTTCTGTGGATCATCCATCCATTTATTATTTTCATTAGGGTATACTAATTGATCTGAATTATACAATTTATCAAGTTCTTTACTCATAGAGTATAATTCCTGTTGAGTAAAATAATCATCAATAATTCTTATAGGAAACCCATAATCAAAATCATTCGTCTGCATCTTTTTCTAACTTAGTTAGTCTTTCATAGATTATATCATAGTTCTGTTTCACATTCAAGTAATCATCATATCCTTTAGGTTTATAATAGGTTTTATCAACAGTAGGCATCTCTTGAACATACTTTTCTATAGCATCAAGACGTTCAACTATACCTTGAAGTACTCTATTAATGATATCGTGTGCCTCAGCATTATCTTGCCAAGGATCAATCGATTCAAAATCTGCTGAATGATCTAAAGGGTCAGTCATTTTTAGTTAATATGAAATTGTCACCATCTACATTATAATTTAGTACCTCTCCTTCTTCCCAACCCAACTCTTCGATTATATTATCAGGTATCGTAAGAAAGAACTCTCCAAATTCATCCACCTCTAGTGGAATAGTAAATCTTTTTGACATATTCGGTTTTATAGACGATTAGTTATCTTCTCTGTCGGGAATCTTTTCTTATAATCCTCCCAAACTTTTAAGACATCTTTAACATCATTTATAAGATTTTGATTTATAGCAAGGTCAGCACAGGCATACATCCTACTATCAAGATATCCTTCGTGCCTTATGAGGTTCTCTAACACCCAAGTACGAGTATCTTGCTGATCTTGGAAAAACTTTGGAGGCATCTTTTTTTACTGGGAAATTTTTTTTAATTTTTTTAAATAACACTTGCGTTTGGGAACCTTTGTAGGTTAGGGTCTCTAACCTTTTTAATATAAGGGCCGCATCGAACATCGAGAACCCCCATCATAACTGCGATTTGGGGCGAGTTCTTTATATTTAGTAGATCAATTTAACTGTCTGAGTGTTACTTTAGAGCATAAAAAAGGGAGTAATTGTTGTTACTCCCATTATACTATTATGCTGCTAGATTGTCAAGAACTGACTGGTCAATCTCTTTGACGTTTGTAACATTTTTCAACCAC